GCCGTCATACTTCGTATAGACCGCTTCCCGCTTTTTCTTACTGAAACTCATACTCCGTCCACTCCTTCAAAATACCGTGTCCGTTCTTCCTGCGTAGGCCAGTCTGGGTCGAAGCCACGCTTGCGGCGGTTCCGTTTCCATCCACTGTAAATCTTCGCATCGCGCCCGTCGATGCTGTACCCAACGCCGCGTTCTGCCCGGTTGTGAACCAGAAGTGGTCGCGGATAATTCGGATTTCGTGCCCTCAGAACCTCGTACTCGCCGACAGGTTCTTCGAGTTTCCAGCCACTTTGCTTCAAGTATGCTCTGAGGTCGGACAGCATCCCGTGTTTGACCGTCAATCTGTTCTTCATCTGCTACTCCATTTCCTTCAAAGCCCGCTCGGCTTCAGCGCGGGTCAAAAATACGGTCTTGCCGATGTCCTCACGATACTCCGGCGTAAACCATGTGTCTGCAATTTCCAGATCCGGTTCGTCCGGGTAATCAGCGATTTCGTAGCGGATTCGATAGACTTTTGTACCCAGCTTGCACGGCAGAATCAGGACGCGCCCGTCTCTGTCGGCTTCGGCAAGCTCGCGGAGGCGGTCAATCGGCAAACCATCGAATTCCGTGACCTCCGAAACTGCCTTGCCCATCATGGACAGTTTGAGTGCCTCTACGCTTTCCGGGTACATTCCCGTGTCCTCGTAGGCTTTCAGCCGTCCGTACAGATCGCGGGCCATCTTGCGGAAAATATCCTTGCCAAAGCCGTTGCTCGTCGGGCCGTTGATCAGCACGTTGAGCGTGTTGTCCCGGCTCTGCTTCCAGTCGATTTCCTTGCCGCCGATCGCGGCGTGCAGAAATCGGTCGGTATCCGGGTCTACGTTGATATTAGGCCTTGTCAATCTTTCCATAGTTCTTCCTCCACATACCGCCAGCTCTGCGGCGGGCGGGTGATTGGCCCGGGCGCAAGGCCGAATTTTGTCTCCCGCAGGCCGGTAAACTCCCACAGATCGCGCGGGTGATCGTAAACGCGCAAATCTGAGATGTGCCAGCCGTATAACCCATGCGCACCATTTGCGTATTTTCGCATTTCCGCAGCAGACAAACATGTGTGTAAAACATCATCCTCGTCCAGCCAAAATCTGCTGTTTGAAAAAAGGTTCGTTACCCTGTTGCAGGTAAATTCACCGATGACCTTGCCATTCCCCCGATATGCTCCGCCGCATTTAGCAGCCTTGAAAACATCCGCTATTTTATCAGGGCAGAGAGACCGTTCCCTTTCCCTCAAAATCCAAAGCATATCAGCGCTCTGCGTGCAGTAGATGTACACCTTAAATGGCACGTCCAACTGGGGCTGTCTCTTACGAACCTCGATTGTCTTTTCACCATTGGCAATCTTCGAGCACCACTTTGGTCTGATGCTGATCAAAACAGCTTTACTCATGCTTGTCTCCTTCCTCCGGCGCTTCCGGTAGTTTGTGTTATGTCCAGTTTCTGAAATAGACGCACCCGGTAACAGAGTTTTCCACACCGTTCACAGATTGCGTAATTTGTGTGATACTTCCCACCGTGCCGGTTGCTTCTGCGGCGTGTTACCTGCACATACGTATACTTGTCCAGCTTGTGCAGACCCATGCGGCAAAGAAGGGGGCTTTTCATAAATCCACCTCCGGTGCTTCCGGCGGCGGCATCCAGTGAGTAATCAAGTTCTGCGGTACCTCCCAGTTATCGCACGTCCATCCGTCGCTCGGAAAGTATCTTGCCATATCTACAATCGAGCCGCCCGCGTCCCGAAAAGCAACGAGATATTTGCTGAGACGGTCTATTGGCAGTCTGTCCTCCACGCTGATCCACTGCGGCACCTTCTCCCGCAGCGCCGCGTTCTCGGCGGTCAGGCGCTCGATTGCGTTAGCTGCCGCAAACTCGATGTATTCCCGCCGATCTTGGATTTCTCCGACCTTGCAGTTTTCGCACGCGTCGTCGTGTCCAAGCCCCTTCGCGCAGCACCGCAGCGCCCGCACGATTTCCTTTTCTGTCATGGCGTGCCCTCCATTGCCTTCCCCCACGCGGCCAGTTGGGCGCGGATGGCTGCGCAGAGCTTTCCGACCTTGTCCTCGTCCTCGATGCGGCTGACAGCCTGCGTCAGTTGGTTGAATGCCGCCTGCCACTGGCTGAAATGCAGGTGCGCGGCCGTTACGTCCTTGTCGGACATGGCAAGCTTTCTGCGCAGATCCTCGATCTCTCCGGTCAGACGCTCCTTTTCCGCGTCCGAAGAGGCGGCTTCCGCCATTGCCTTTGCCGCTGTCAGCTGCTGCTTCAGGCTCTCCGCCTCCTTGCGGACGCGCTCGATCTCCTGTTCGGTCTTTGTGGTCTGCTTCCGCCATTCGTCGGTTTTCTTGCGCAGCTCCGTTTCCGCCTGCGCCCGGACCTTGGCCTCTGCGTCCCGGATCGCCTGCTCGTCGCGCTGGACAGCGACCTCAACGGGCCGGTTCTTGAGCGCCTCAAGCTCGTCCGCCATGCGGCAGGCCTCGTCCTTCGCGGCGTTCAGCTCATCCTCCATGCCGCGCAGCTTCTCATAGGCCGCCTCGGCCTCTTTTTTCGCGTTCTCGGCGCGGAGGGAATCGCTGTTTGCCTGCCGCAGGGCGCTTTCGCGCTCCTGCCGGGCGGCGTCCCGCTCCTTGATCGCTTTTTCCAGTTCCCGGGCGGAAAGATTCTCCGCATCGACTGCTTCGGCAAATTCCTCGCGCTCGTCTTCCGGCACGGCCAGAAGCCGCAAAGCATTGGAAATACTCAAATTTTGCAACGTTGACGAATTTGGTTCAGCTCCAAAAATGCCGATCTGGGCCGCGCCGTACTCCTCGAAAATGCGCATCAGGCGCGATGCCTTGGTCTGTGAGAACTCCGTGTTTTTCTTGATCCAGTCTGCCCATCCTCCGTGCGGCACCATTTCCTTTGCCGCCGCCAGTCTCCGTCCGATCTCTATGGCGTAATACACCGTCATAGCCTTCGCCTGCCGGGTCAGCTCCCGAATTTCTCCTCCGAGCCGCTCCGGCGTTACTGTCAAATTGCTCATGCTACTGCCTCCGTTTTCTGTTTCTTTCCGGCGATCTTCATCCGCCGGATGTGTTCGAGCCATCTTTCTACAAATTTCTGCACTTCCTTTGTCGGCGCACAGTTCCGCAGACCGTGATTCTGAAGCTCTTTCACTGTTTTCAGTTCCACCTGCAGCGTGTACCACGGCTTGTCCGGCGCGTCCGCGCGGCGGATGAAGAAAATGCAGCTTTCTCCGCGCGCCACGGTCGCGCCGTAGGTTCCGACACAGTGTTGAAGGGCACTGCCCTCGTCGGCCAGCTCTTCCTCTGTGCGGACAGGCCGGATGCAGATCCCAGCGTCCTCCCAGGCCCACGCCTCCAGAGGCGCGACGACCTTCTCAAATGCCGGGCGGCGCTTTTCGATCTCGGCCTGCTTCCTGCGCTTTTCTTCCTCATTCCGCGCGATCCGCTCCGCCTCCACGAGCCGGTCGTGCTCGCGCTTGAGGCTTTTCGGGAGCTGGACGTGCTCATCCCGCAGGTCAAGCCCGGCGCGGCGGGCCATACTCCAGTAGTCTAGCAGCGTTGTGATGTCGGACTTTTGCCGTTCCAGATACCGCAGGCAGCGCATGACGGTCAGCCGGCCGCGCCAGAGCTGCATGCTTTTTCCGCCCACGGCGTCCGGCAGCAATGCTTTTTCGCTGCACAACTTGTTCAGATTGTAGATCTGCAGATTTTTCATCAGGTTCCAGTCCTCCGGCAGCCGTACCGGCTCAAACGCCCGCACCATCTTGTATTTCGCAAGATCGTTCTGCGTCCATTTCTCCCGGACGCAGAGCGCGAATTCCTGCCTGTCCAGCCCCAGCATCCGGGCCGGGCGCTTCTGCTTCCAGTCTACCCATTCCAGCTTTGCGCTGTGCCCGCCGCAGTAGTCCCAGCTCTGCGTATCCCACGCGATCGCCCTTGCGACCATGCCCCCGCAGCCCTGCACGATCAGATTCTCGATGTTCCGGTGCTTCTGCCAGAGGCGCAGATACGCGACGGGCCGCGCCTCGTCCCCGGCCGCTTTCAGGTACTGCGGCAGGGCGGCGTTCTCAATGGTCGTGCCGGAGATATCTTCCGGCTTGCGGAACCAGTCTTCATCCGGCGTCTTGCCCCATCTGTCGTCGCAGCGCTTCACCTGCCGCCAGCGGTCAAAATAATGGATCGTGTTCATGAATTTCTGATAGCCTGTCAGCCGGACGGTCTTTTTCTGCTCAAATACATACGCCTCATACGGCCACATCCGGTAAACTTTCTGCGCGTCCTTGCCGATGTTCCGCTCCGCCCGCCAGCCTAGCAGGACGAATTTCTCCCCCAGCTGCCACGGTTCGCAGAAATAGACGTTATCGTCGATCCCGCCCCGTGAGAGCTGCCCGACGTGTTTTGCCCGGAGCTCCGCGCCGCACTGCGGGCACTGAAGCTTGTCTTCCGGGCCGATCTGCATGACGCCGTTTATAAACCCGAACGGTGCCCAACCTTTGCCGCAGTCCGCCCCTCTGACCTTCTCTGCGATCCAGCTGCCGCCGCAGGCCGTGCAGGTCACGGACACCGCGTTTTCGCGTATGCCGGTAAGCGGATCACGATAATATGTATCTCGGTAGATCGCGTACTCGGACTTGAATTTTGTCTGGATGCACCAGTCCAGCGCACCCTCGGACGGCTGCCGTGGCAGCCGCTCCTCATAATCGATCTGTTCGCTCATCCGAAGAAATCCTCCAGATTCACGATGTTTCCGGCCGGCGCAGGAGGTGCGGCGGGCTCCGGTTTCGGCGCTTCCGTCTGCTCCGGCAGGCCGAAGTATTTGCGGATGATCTTCTCGGCCTCCGCCCCGGTGCAGCAGCTGCCGTTTTTGCACGCGAACGCTCTGATTTCGGCCTCGCAGCCCTTGAGGCTCATGCCGCCGTGCTTCAGATCGTCCAGCACCAGCTTTGCCGCCGCCTCATCCGGCGCGATCATCTCCAGCAGCTGCTCGCCGCACATCCACACCTGGCCGCGCGGACCCTGCTGCTTGCGGATGGTCTCCGTTACCTCTTGCAAATATGGATTTTTCATGCTATACTCTCCTTGTACTTAACTTGTTACGGGGAAGTGTAGGCTTCTCTGCCCTCGTCCGGCTGGAACCGGTCGAGGGCATTTTTTATCCGAACATCCTGTCCGGCTGATAGCCGAGCTTGGCTACACTTGCCGTCTGGTGGTATTCCGGCCGCTTGAAGCTGTAGCCCCAGCGCTTGGCCGCCCAGAACAGTGCCGCCGTTTCATCCGCCGCGTGGACGGTCAGCTGCCGCCCTGCGTAGTTCACCACGAAATAGTGCTTCCCGGCGTAGCCCGGCTGCTCGACAATGTCCGCGCGCCTCGCGGGCCGCTCACCCGGATAGCTGATACTATTTTGCTGCATAGGTCTTGCCCCTCCTGTCTTTGTTTGCCGCCCGCTCGATCTGCCGGATGGCGGCTCTGTCCGGCTCCAGGCTGAGTTTTGCCCGGTGGTTGATGTCGTAGATGTGGTTCCGGATGCTCTCATAGAGCGTCCAGCTGCAGCAGCGTGCGCTGCATCCGGCCTCGCGTCCCGGGCAGTCCTTCGCGCACGGCGGCGGGATCTGCCGCATGCGCGGCGCGTAGATCTGCGCCGTCATGTGGCTTCGTCCTGCACTTTCATCAGCCAGTACGCCAGCTTTTGCAGCCGTGTCTCCTGTTTGAGCAGTTCGTCAGTTGTCTCATGATCGACGCGCGGCATTTCGCACAGGAGCGCCCGATCATTCTTGAGATCGTCCGCG